TCATAGGATGTATCTGAAGTCTTGGTTGATGAAGTATAAGGCTTTCTGACCACCTCTTTCTTCAATGCTACATTCTCCGCAAGTGGTACTATCACGGTACCATCTCCATTGACACCGCCGGAACCAAGTGCAATGTGTGTTATCTTTGCAACCGTTCCGGTTGTATGGCTTGCTTCAGCCATCTTTTTTCTTCTGATTTTGGTTATCACGCTTTTTGTTGCCATTCTACAATACCTCCGTTTTTTGCCAAGCATCTATTATCTTGGAACCATCAAGGCTCCATGTTCCATCAAGGAAGATGAGGTTGTGCTCTTCATGCCATATCACCCTGAACTCCCTTGTATGTTCTACACCAAAGCTGTATGCCTGCTTGGTGGTGTATTCTGTCCTCTGTGCATCCATGAGCCGGGAGCCTGTCAGCTTCCAAAGCCCGTTGAGCTTCAGATAATCAAAATAGTCAATGACCATCCGGTACTGCTCCAATGTCTTCCTGATACTGTATGCCTCCTCACAAGGCTGCATCCTGTACCGCTGCTTCATTAGCAGCTTCTCTTCATGCTGATGGCGGAATGTTGTGCTCCATCTCATTTCTCTTGGAGACATCTGTGCATCCACCACATAACTTCCATCTGTTGTCCATGAGCCATCTGTCTTCAGGTATTCAAAATAGTACATCCTGAAGCTGTATGCCGCCTTCAGGATGGCACTCTCTACCATCCGGCAGGCATAATTGTATGCCATAACTGCAAGCCCGGCTTCATGGAGCTCATAAAGGCTCTCATATCGGTATCCTATCCGGGTACCAACGGGAGTCATCTCTGCATCAAGCATATAGCTCCCATCCAGTTTCCACATTCCATCAAGCTTCCTGTAGTCATAATAGAATAGATGCTTCTTATACAGTACCTCAAGGAAGTTTCCTGTGTGTGGCTGCCTGATGCTCAAGTTATACTTGAAGAAGTAGTTGTCCTTTGCACCCACCTCTTTCCACTTCCTGACGGTCTTCCGCATAATGTCAAAACTGATAGGATGCTCCTCATCCGCATCCATCACAATTACTATGTAGAACTCCGCCCATCTGTTTTCAATGGTATCAGACTCCAATGTCCGGCTCCCATCAAGGAGCCAACTTCCATCAAGTGTGAAATGGGAAAAGCCTGTCAGGTCATTTGCTCTCACAAGAACCGGGGAAGTATATCCAAGAGTCCTCACCGCAAGCAGCACTCCCTCATTGGTACCTCCAAGCTTGCATATCTCCTCATACATGGCTATCCTTGAGCGGAAGTTCTCTGGATGTTCTCCTTCATACCGGGTGAGCCTTCTATCAGCTCCATGTACCGGGAGCATTTCATGGCTGCATGTAGCAACCATTCCCTCATCCCTTGCCCGGAGTATGTCTTCCTTTGCTTCATCAAACCTCTTGCCGAACACCCGGCAAAGGATGTACCACTTATTCAGTGCTTTCTTCAGCTTCTTCAGAGGAGTAGTGAGCAGATACCACATGTATTCAATAAAGTTCTCTATCATGGCGGCATCACTCCTTCCCCCTTGCACTCTGTACTACGTTCCGGACAGTCACATTGATGTCTCCTGCCATGATGACCTTGTCCTGTTCAAGAACCATGTCATCAGACGGTTGCAAGATGTCTGTCTTCCTGTAGTTATCAATCTTTGTACTAAGCACTTGGATGATGCTGTCCCTGTATAGGGTATTCATTTCTCCCCTTGTCAGAGCCATCATGTCCTCAATGAGTTTTGTTGCCTGTGCATCCACTCCATCCGTTGCCGCATCTTCAGCAAGGTATATCACAAGCTCAAAGTCCTGTCTCACTACTTCACTGGACTTCACAAGATAGTCCTCATAGTTTCCCTTCAGCGGCTCAATGGCTTCACCCACCTTTCTTATCAGCTCCGGAGAAGCTTCTCCTGCTGCACCTGTGACAATCACATCCACTGTGCCCTGACCTCTTGGATGCTGTGCATCAATCCGGGCATCCAGTACACCGGGTACAGCCTTTGCAGCGTTCCGGAGCTTCTCTTCTATGGTTCGTGTTGCAAGCTCCGCCCATGAGCTCATACATCTGTCACGGAGGTCTTCAAGGTCTTCCTCTTCAGCTCCTTCCTCAAAGAGCCAGTCATCCTCATTTGTCACATAGTCCACACCATCAAGGTGTATCATGGATATGGTTATTCTTCCCGGTGCTATATTGTAATAGGTTCCGGTAGCTTCAGCCTCCACAAGCACTCTTCCTACAGGTTCCCCGGCATCAATGACCGTATTCTCACAGCAATAGAACTTCAGCTCATTGCCTCCGGCATCCGGTTCTGTTTTGAAACAATGTCCTTTTGTTACCTGAAGAGCATTGTTGTATTCACTCCTGTATATGCTCACATAACCTCTTGCTGCCTTTGCCTCCTTCTGCTGTTTGGAATAGTCGGCAGCCTTAATCTTCAGCCAGTCTCCTTCAGCATGTTTGATGAAGCATCCATTCACGATAGTACGGGCAAGCTCTTTCAGCTCTATGTATATGGTCACAAGCATCCGGCAAAGGTGATAGAAGATGCCGCCCTTTTTGAAGTTCGTTATAGGAAAGCCTTCACCCTCAAGCTCTCCCTGTACCTTTTCCATCTCCTCATCTTCATCCGGGAGAGGGATAATCTTCTCCATAATGCTCTCATCTATCATTCCACAATCACCTCCACGCCATTGCTCTCAATGTCAATGTTATATTCACTATTGCTATCTGTCCTCCGGAAGGCTATCCTGATATGGTATATATGACCGTCAAAGTTCACCGTTGTCTGTATGCTTCCGGCATCAATATAGTCCCTTTTGGACATCTTGGAACGGATACGCTGCTGTATTTCCATCTGTGTGAAGTCATCATACTCTCCCTGCATAAAGTCAAGCAGGCTCCACCCATAGCTTGCATCCCCTTCCTCATCCTCATAGAAGAGCTCACCCTCTTCTGTCATTGCCTCATTCTTAATATCCTGAAGCCAACATTCATCATCCGATACAAGGGCTGTGTCCCCGTTCCCGTCTGATACAGGCTGACCATCTTCATCAAGCATGATGTCTACATCATTTGCACCTGTTATCTGCATCAGAAGCACCTCCCTATGATATAAGGCTTGCACTCACCATACATGAGCACGATTGCCACAATCTCATTCTTCAGGACAGGTATGTCAGTTTTCACCTTCGGTACCTCCGGGAAGCGGATGTCAGGCTGCTTGTTTTTGTCAAGTATTTTGAGAGTTGCTTCATACAGCTCTCCGTTCTGTCTCACAGATACCACCTTTGCATATAAGCCGGGCGGATACTGCATGTGTGGATAGTTCTCTTTTATCTGATTTTGAAGCTCCTGCTCCACAAACATCTTCATCATGTCAGACATCCTTCTCACCTCCTGCAAAATAGATATACATGTGTACCGCTCCGGTATCATCACTTCTCACTATTGTCTTCTCTACTGTTACAATTCCGCTGTATTTGCTGTGCTGCACCTCAACTTCTTGGCTGTGGTGTATCCAAGGGATGGCTATTGTCTCCGCCTCCCAAAGGTCTCCGTACTTATTCAGGGACAGGATGGTCTCTCCCTCCTCAAGTACATATATCTCTTTCTGTTCTTCCTTGGTTCCCCAATAGAATACCTTTTTCTGAAAGAAGAACGGGTTCTTGATGCCCCATGAGCTGTTGACCTCTGCTATGGTATTGATACCGCTCTTTCTGTCAATGACAAAAAGGTCTTTCTTCCCATAATGTTCATCAGACAGCACATAGTCCTCAATCCCTGCACATGCCAATACATACCGGATGACATCCTGCGGCTCACAGTCTACAAAGGATGCCTTGATGGTCACTCTGTCAAGCTTCATCATGTCATCTTTTATCATTATTTCCTTCCAGTAGTCCGTGTCACCGCATCTGACATATCCATCAATCAGGCTGTCAAAGTCATCCTCATATCCAAGCTCAACGCTTGCTTCATCCATATCTTTGAACTTCAGGACTCCCTGAAGCTGTGGTGATAATTCCACCCGGCACCAGTCCATGTGAGACTCTTTGCTTGAGAAACACTCAACCTCTATACCATCCGTCACCTCATAGTCTCCTACTGTCACCCGGAACTCCGGGGATATTAGCTTCTTGTATCCCAAGCTTCTCACCTCCTGCTATTTCACAGCCGCCCTTGCTGCCTTCTTACCTCTGCTTGTGTTCCGGCTGTCCTTTGCCGGGCTTTTGCTTTTTGATTTCTTACTCTTTGACTTCTTTGTGCTCTTTTTAGTAGTCTTTTTCTTTGTGGTCTTCTTTTTCACCTTTATCCCGGCTATATCAGGAGCCCACAGTTCCAATGAAGCTATCCGTTTGCTCTCTGATATAACCTTCTTAGAGGTGAGGTTCTTGAAGTATACCTTTGTGATACCACGGACTGCACAGTCTTCATTGACTATTGGAAGAAGCTTCGGCTTGTCCTGACCATAAGGCTTGAAAAGCCGCTGCATCTCCGTGAGCTGTTCCAATGTGGTAGCAGTCTTTGTGTCCTCAAGCAGTATGTCTATCATCACCTTGGCATTTTCATAGCCTACAGGCTGTGACTTCTTGTATCTGCCCTTCTCATCCTGTGCCACATACACGCTTCCGGCTTCCTGAACCTCCACGCTTGTGACCTGACCTTCAAGATATATACCTCCAAGCTTCACTACCTTTTCCTGCACATACAGCATACCGCCTCACCTCCTATGTTGTTGCCGGAGTAGGGCTGTCTGTCCGGTTCTGTGCATCCTTCAGCTCATCTATCAGCTTGTAGAGCAGAGGCAAGTCCTTAATCTTGCTTATATCTACAGTGAAGCTAATCTGATGGATGGTGGTGCCGCCTTCTTTGCCCCATCTCTCTGATGTGTATGTCTCTTTTGTGGTTGTTGTCTTGCTTTCCTTTTCCTTTCGTACTGATGCAGCCTTTGAGGTCAAAGCACTTGTGATGTTTGCCCCGGTCTGCTGTACTGTATCACCGCTTTCTTCGTTCTCTCCTTTGACTACGCCTTTGACAATCTCTGTCATCTGCTTCCACAGTTCGGATAATGGAAGCACCGCTTCAGCTCCGGCTTCTCCTCCTCCCAAGAGGTTCCCTCCCATTGCTCCAAAGATGGTTGCTCCGTTCAGGATACCGCCTTCCTTGTACCATTGGATGGAGAAGGATGGCAATGAACCTTTTCCGCCGATACCATAAGGTGCCTGTCCACCATTTACACTAATATGTGGCAGCTTCAAGTCCGGAAGCTTCCATGAGAAATTGAAAACTCCTTTGATTTTCTCAATCGTACTGGACACTACAGACCTTGCCGCTTCAAGTTTTGATGAGAAGGCTGACTTGATACTGTCAAGAACTGAAGAGACCGTATCCTTTGCCGCCTGTATCTTATTGCTTATAGTAGAGCGTATACTCTCAAGCTTCCCACCTGTCAGATTGTTTATCACGGAGTATGCTGTACTGAAGGTACCCTGTACTCCTGTCATTGTTGCTGCTACAATTCCCTTTATGCCTCCGCCGCTTGACTGATATGCAGCCTGCATATTGGAGAGCTGTGTGCTTGCATAGTTCTTAGCTGCTAACATTCCGGATGATACTGCATTTGCCACACCGGACATCTTCTCACTGAATTGGTTCTTGATGTTTGTGAGCTTTCCGCCCGTCAGGTTGTCAATGAATGTGAAGCCTGCTGTGTAGTATCCCTTCACGCCTTCTACAGCCGCCGCTGCTACGCCCTTGATGCCGCCGCCATGTTCTTCATAGGCTGCCTTCATATTGCCAAGCTTTTCCTTCACGGTGTCGGATGCAGCTCCTAAGATATTTCCAAAGAAGCCCTTCACCGCTTCAAGCCCGTTTTTGATGGTGTCCTTCATCTTCGTTATGGTCTCGGTTGCATCTATGCCGATTGCCGACAATGCACCACCAACCACATCCAAAAATCCGGATGCAAACCCACCAAGGAATGAGAGGATGGCATCAAAGCAGTTGAAAAAGAAGTCCTTCAGGTCTCCGACTGCTGCGGATGCAAAGTCAAGAGCTCCCGAAAAATCGCCCTTGAATAGTGAGACAATCATGTTCACCACATTGGTAACAAAGCTCACCAAACTTGAGAGGGCATTGGTCAACGGGGTCAGTGCGGATATAATTCCCTGAATACAACCAACGAAATGACCAAGTGCTACCGTCAGG